TAACCACGCCAGAAGAGGAAGAGTTGCTCGCAGGCAAGTAACCGAGCAACGCACGCAACGGGGGGTGATGGCTACGGTCATCACCCTCCATCTCTTTTACAACGGTCAGGCCCAACTGGCAGCCTGGCGATGGTAAAATGAAGCTACAATGGAAGGATACGATAGCATGCATAGTAACAATGTGGATATGTTGATAAGCCTAGGGGTAGGGGGTAGGCACGAGAGACAGTGTATTACCCCCTCTTCCTGCTCTCTGCGGTAGACCGTTCGGTCTGCCCCCCTAAGAGATAAGGGTGAACGGATATGAAAAGGAGATGACAAGTGAACTGCCCATGGTGTGACAAGGTTATTGTTACAGATGTACAGGGGTTCTGCTCAAAGGAGTGTATGGAAGCAGCAGGGTATGAGTATGAGAAGTACCTTGATAAGTTCAACGATTACATGGCCGGGTACCCAGTAACATTCGAGAAGATGAAGAAGCACCCAAAGAAGGAGGATGAATGATCTGCCAAGCTATGGAAGGTAAGCGGCTATGTACCTATGATGGTATACGGGTTATTAGAGGTAATAAAGTACTTTGTATAGTGCATATAGACTCATTCTTTAAGGGTGAACAGATTAAGTGGGCGCCCAAGCGCCTACTATCCTATGAGATTGAGCGCCGAGCGTTGGCAGCAGCCGAGCGCAGTCGCTTGAATCAGTACAATGAGGAGTATAACCGTGGAGTGTGACTTCGGAGCATCGAGCTGGTATGCAGGCATGGCAGTAGGTGTCATTGCTACATTGGTAACAAAGTATGTATGGGAAAGGATTAAGTGAGGAGGAATCATGGTAGACACAAGCAAGGCAATCATACATGAAGACGGTAGCAGTAGTGCTCACGCAAGGTTGACATGCTACCGATGTGATCAGGTTACCTATGTGTACTCAGAACATTACCAACTTTCATTGTTTGAAAAGAACCTTAAGGCAGCCAATCCAGGTAGTCGAGATGAGTATCCGATAGTAGTTCAAGACCTGCCTAACTTCTGCCGCAACTGCGGCACGCAGTTTGAAGTGTGGACTATTGAGTATGTCAGGCCATGGGAGCCTACAAATAGAAAGGAAGAAGACGATGTTATATCAGAAGTATGAGTTTACAATCACAAGGAAGGAACTTAATCCAAGAGACATGCGGGTTGAGAGTCCAGTAGCAGCAGTACAATACTTCAGAGAGTTTGCATATGAGGCCAGCCAAGAGTCATTGTTTGTGGTGGTACTTGATGGTCGTAACAATCTTATTGGTATTCAAGAGGTATACCGTGGAACGGCAACTGGTACAAGCGTCCGCATTGCGGAGCTATTGACACCGGTACTGCTAGCTCATGGTGTTGGAATGGTAGTGGTACACAACCACCCAAGCGGTGACCATACTCAGTCAGATGAAGATGTCAGACTAACAGGTGACATCGTCAAAGCTGCTAGGATTATGGACATTGAGATGCTTGACCATCTTGTCATTGGCAAAGACAAGCATACTAGCATCAGGTCTATCATGCCTAACCTATGGGAAACCGAGTTTAGTAGCATGGATATGATCAACGATATATTGGAAGGGTAGGTAACTAATGCCAGGCAAACATGTATGGAGCAATGCACTGGACAAAGCAATGGCATATGAAAGTATAAGGATGCAGCGGCATATGTGCTGCGACCCATACGATTGCATGTGTCATGAGATGTGTAACCCAGAGCTAGGCTATTGCGATTCTTGTAAGCGCATGGAATATTTGTATAGTGAGTTGCTGAGGTATTGCGCAAAGCGCAATGTTGACCTAAGAAAAGTATGGATTGAAGCTGATAATATGATGAAGAATCTTGGACATACATACTAGTTACAATGAGGGGTTGCGCAAGGTAGGACAAGCCAAGCGCAACCCCTCATTTAATAGCAATAGAGAGCAGCGATGGCAGCCTGGCGATGGCAAAACGATAGCCCCTTGCTGCTCTCTCCGTGGTGGCGGCGCTGGTCTGCCCCCCGAAGAATATATCCAGCAAGGAGGTACAATGGACTTACCAGGTAGGGTACAGGTGGAGTTAGAGTTTGGATTTGCTGAAGAGAAAGCAGCAGATGCTCTAGCTATTCTAATCTCAGGGTACTATATGTTTAAGTCGTTAGGTAAATCACCACGCAGATTTAGAGAGAACTATCCTGAGGTATTCAACACAGCAGAAGAGGAAATGATGGCCGCAGGTTCAACGCGTAGCCAAGCAAGTGACCAGACAATCGAAGCACTTGAACAGTACTTTGATTTGCTTGGTAAGATGATCTACATGCTAGGTTATGAGCTAGCAGACAAGATGGGTGTAGAGTACCCAAGAGACGAAGAAGAATCAGACCATCGCTTGGTGTTAGACACAATGAATACAGAGGAGGTGATGAGTGAAATAAAAAGAATCATGGAACGGACAAACTAAGGAGTGATTATGGTAGAAGATTATGTGTTTGAACCAGACGATGTCACATGCACCGGTGATGAGCATCGTGCAATGATTGAGGTCGTAACATTTACTGAGGTTCCGGACAGTCACTTCTCAACTTACATCAATGGAAACATTGATAAGGTTGTGAGTGAAGTCCAGAGACTCAAAGAATCAGCATCACCTAGTGCATCGTTGTATGTATCATGGTGCTGCAAGAAGTGCGAGGAGGCAAGCAATGTCTGACATTGGAGATTTCAAGGAGCAACTAGAGTCTGTCCAGTCCAGCATCGAATCAGCTGGGTATAGTGCAGACCAAGCAGCCGATGAAGCGAAGGCTGCTTATCAAAGCACCGACGCAGCATTGGCAATCATTAGCGATCTCATCGACAATGTCGATGGTATCATGGGTTATGACAAGCATGACCTTGAGGTAGCAATGCGCCACCTCAGTGTCATCGGCAGGTTGCAGGCCATGTATCTTAACCGACTCGACAATGTGGTTGAGAACAATCACATTCCAGACAAGGTTAAGTTCGCTAACTTCATTGCATTCCTGGAGGCTATCACCAGCTGGGAAGGTAGCCAACTGGTATGGGATAAGGAGTATAAGATCGAGTCTTACTATGAGAACTCGACTTATGGATATAAGACTGCAAAGTCAGAGGAGGTCTAACATGGCAACCAAGAAGACTGAAAAGTGTGGAGCACCTAAGCTCAGAGAACTACAGGCTGAGTTCAATCAGCAGGTAAGTATCTCAGTAGATAGCGCAAACATTGTTGGCTTGATCATGCAGGCATCGCTGCCTGATTTGGCCAAGCGTGTTGCCAAGGGCAACAGCTACAGCAACAGCGTTAATGGTGCAGTCAAAGCATTGAATGCAGCAACAGCGCTTGACCTTAAGGTTACAGAGATTAACGATGGATGGGATGGGTATCACGGATTCAACACTGTCCTAAGCGATGCTGGTATGCTTCGTCAGTGGCGAACGCAGAAGCCAGGCTGTGACTTCACTGAGAGTGTAGACACAGCTGATCTGTACGAGAGCACAGTATGTGAAGTTCACATCACCTTCAGCAAGAAGCTGAAGGACAAGAAGTTCTTGGCGTCAAAGGGCGTCAAGTAATAGCTAAGTAGGGTGCAGCCGGATAGGTTAGAGGTGTGGTTCACCACCTATCCGGCACACGCTACGGAAGGAGTAGTTATGTGTAGTGAGTACAATGGCTGGGCCAACTGGGAAACATGGAACATAGGCCTATGGATCAGCGAGATGGATGGCCTACCAGATATGATCTTCGAACAAGCAAAGAAAGAAGTAGAAGAAGAGTTTAATGATGACGAGTTCGACAAGTGGACAGCAACTAGATCATTGGCTAAGTATCTAGAGGAGCTATGCCATGAGGTGTTCGACACTGAAGACTCATCACCAACACAGGGGCCATTGGCCGATGCCATCGGCATGTACTACGCTCATGTGCAGTGGCACGATATCGCAGAAAACTATATCGATGAGGCAGTAGTCGAGCTACAGATCAACCCATCAGCAATCGTTGTATAGGAGGAAGTATGAACACAGCCATTGAAGGTGGAGTAACAGACTCAGGTATCCATTGGGAAACCCACATGGATGAGGACTATGAGCTAGAGAAAGACTTCTGGATCATTGCATCTAGGGGTACCGGCAGGTACATACAAGTAGACGAGACTTGCGACAGCATGGATGAGTTCGATGCAGCACTCAAGTCAGACACTATCGTGTACTACCAGCCGCTGTTCATGCTGGCACACAGCGGTGTCAGCGTCAGCCTTGGTAAATACAATGACCCATGGGATAGCGGCCAATGTGGATTCGCATGCATCACACGCGACGATGCAACTGAGTGGAACATCCTGCCTCACGAGTATGAACAGTTCCTTAGTGACAGGGTAAGAAACTTTGATGCTGCGTTAAGAGGTGAGGTATTCCGATTCGATATCTATCTAGAGAACCAGTGCAAGGAGTGCGGGTGCATTGGCAATGAGACACTAGACGGAGCCGGTGGGTATGTATACCCAGACGGATACACTGCGTTCTATAAGAACGAAGTACTGCCAGCTATCGAGTGGGCAGAAAAGAAGCTAGCTGAGGCCGAGCATCAGGCAGAGAAAGGAGTTAAGTCAGATGATTAGTCTAAGAACCTTTGGCATTGTTAAGTGCGTTGAGTGCAATAAAGTATTCGACCTAGACATAGAAGAAGAAGCAGAAGATTGGTACTATGGCCATGACTGCTTCATAGAGGAGGAGTAATATGACTAGCCGCATATGTTGGGAGTGTGACCAAGCACTACCGGAGTATGACGAAGGACACATCGTGGTTGACTGGTCTGAATCAAAAGAAGATTGGAAGATTTATTGCGATGAATGCTGGATGAGAATGATGAAAGATAAGGAGGGATGACATGGTAAACTTTGATGCGATGAAAGAGTTGGAGAACCAGACGCAGCTGAAGCATCTTGAGGCAGAGGCAGCGTACATCATGAGGGAAATGGTTGATCCTATCCTTGGTTGCACAGTTGTCAGCGGGTTGGTAGACAGCTCAGACATGGACGGCATGCCCATGTTTGCTAACCCATTCCCAACCATCACATTCCAGCGGCCGGACGGCACGCTGATTGTAATGATGGTATCGGCGGACGACGAGTGCAACGAAGGCGGACGCCTTATCCAGATAGTATAGGAGGTAGCATGAAGATATCAGCAGTAGAGCTAGACGACACAGATGTCGTAGAGATTTTCACTACAGCTATGGAAGGTGGCATCGGGTACTGGGCAGTAGCTGACAACTACAAGTGGATGCATCTATACGAAGATGACACACGCCTACAGGCTATCGAGCTAGGAGATGACTATGTACTGGCAGTACTTTCAGACACAGAGGGAGATGACTTCAAGGATTTGAAGCTGACACCATTCGTCATTAGACGAGGTGTCAACTGGGTCATGCATCACAGGCCTGACCTCATCAACATCATGGACATCGATGCAACAGCAGCCGATGCAATAGTTCAAGCAGGATTGTTTGACGAGATTGTATACGGTTGATATCTACGCCATGGCAGATGATTCCTTCTCATCTGCCATGGCACTCTTTTTTATTGTATACGCACGCCGAACGCTTGACCTGACGATAGCGACGCTAGTTGGAATACTCCTTCTTCTTTGATCCGCGACGCGCTATGGCCGTAGATGCCATCCTGCCTGGCGGTGGCGGCACGCTTAGGTCTTCCGCACCCGGTACCCCTTGGTTGATCATCATGTCGCGCAGGCCCTGTAGTGAGTCAGTCCACCCCTCGTCATAGCCTGAGTCGAAGGCGTCCTGGATAAGCTCGGCAATGTCTTTGATTGCGTGGTCGCATAGCTCGATGCATCCGCACTTGATAGAAAGTTCCAACGGTTTGGTTACTGACATGTTACCCCCTGAATGTTGCGGTCGACTTGATGAACTCGAGATCGCACACACCGGTCGGACCATTGCGGTGCTTGGCAATCTTGCAGCTGACTACCTCAGACTGCTTGTTAAAGTCTGGCTGCTCCTTGCGCCAGAGCATCAGTACCATGTCTGCATCCTGCTCGATGGCGCCGGAGTCACGCAAGTCGGAGAGCCTGGGCTCACCGGTATCACGGTACTCACTCATGCGACTGAGCTGGGACAGGGCAATGATAGGCACGTCTATCTCTCGAGCCATTGCCTTCAGCGCCCGGCTGATGTCGGCCACCTCGTTGACCTTGTTCTGATCCTTGCTGCTGCGGTCAGGCACCATGAGCTGCAGGTAATCAACGATGATCAGGTCTACGCCACGCTCAGCTGCAATCTTGCGGCACTTGGAACGCATGACTGACGGGCTTGAGGTAGGCGAGTCATCAACGTAGATGCCCAGCTTAGAGATGGTATCTGCCCACTCCTCTAGCTCAGTCATCTGCACCATGTCAATGCCGCCGTTGCGGATAGCAGCTAGCGGGATACCTGACGCTGACGATAGGATGCGTGCACCCACCTGCTCAGCGCTCATCTCGATGGAGAAGATAGCTACCTTCTTGCCGGAGATGGCAGCAGACAGGGCCATGCTTGTAGCCAGTGCTGTCTTGCCTACGCTAGGCCGGGCAGCAAGGATGATGAGGTCGCTCTTCTGCCAGCCGCCAGTGATGGCATCGATCTGGCCGATGCCTGAGCGCACGCCCTGCCGCACGCCGTCGATGACGATTGACTTGACCCTGCCCTTGGTCATGTTCATCAGCTCGAGTGCGTTGCTCCACCTGGAGCCGCGTCGCTTGTTGCCAATCTGGAAGAGGATCTTCTCAGCCTCGTCGATGGCAGTAGCTGGGTCTTCCGGCATCTTGTATGCACTCTCGACGATCTGGGTGCCGGCCTTGACTAGCCCACGCAGCACAGCCATGCGCTCTACGATGTCGTAGTAGCTCTTGGCGTGGATGGATGTGGGCACTGAGTCGGTAAGCTCGGCAAGGTACACCATGGATACCGACGACCCAGCTAGGGCATCAGACACAGTGACTGCATCTACTGCTGCCCCGGACGCGTTGACATCAACGATGGCACGCGCAATCTTAACGTGGCGTGGGTCGTAGAACTCATCAGCATCTAGCTCGAACTCAGACAGTACAGCCTGGTCGATTAGGATAGACCCCAGTAGTGAACGCTCTGCGTCAATTGAGTGCGGCGTTTGATTCATAGTTAACCTCCTTGTCAAATAGGGTTGTGCCACATGTCTCGTGGAAGATGTCGCCATGAACTATCTCTATCTTGCTTTCAATCTCAGCGCAACCCCAGGCGTCGCAGTTGTTGCAGCCGACAGAGGTTGACTGCCTGTCGCCCGGCACCAGCTTAGGGTCGTGCCCCCACCTGGCAGCTAGGTTGACAGCTGCCTGCTCGAGGCCGCCGATCCTAGTTCGCAGCCGGAAGTACTTATCCCTGTTGCTCATCATTGGCCCCCTTAATCCTATCCCACATGTAGCAGGGCTTAAGCTCGCCTGCATCTATCTGCTTGCGGTACTGTCCGCAGATAGGGCACTCGCCCACTCCGATGTCAGCGTCCTCTGTATCGTACATCGTATGCCTCCATGGTTACTAGCACCCTGCCTGTTGCCAACGTGGACAGTCTCATGAATGCTACCGGAGACAAGTCTATCATATTCCTAGTCTTCTTGCTGCACAAGCAGTCCCTCACAACAACCACCACACACCGGTCCGGGTACTTGACCCGGCATACCTTCACCTTGTATGGCTTGTCCATGAACTTAAACCCTGGCACAGCTGCGTACATAGTAAGCTCCCCTCCTCGTCCGCCATCGGCCTTGGACAAGTAAGGGGAGCAGGTGCGGGGATAGCCACCATAGCACGCTTCCGTACTATGGCGGCCATACCACGTGGCGTAGCCAGTCTGAACTCCCGTAGTTTGAAAGGCTAACACCACTGCTAATACTAGTGAGCTAATCATGTATGTCCTCCGTACTTCTTCCGTTCAGGATGGCATTCATCCTGCATACGTCACAAGTACGGTAATCCATATGCTCATGCTTTGTCAATGGGTCCTTCTTCTCGAGGCCACCCAGCGACTCATACTCAATACCAAACCTTCTACAGTACTCGCGAATGCCAATGCCCATACGCTTGGCATCTTCCTTAAAGAAATCAGCTGCGTCCGGATCTTGTTTCTTGGTCACGCCACTTCTCCGCTAGCTCTAAAGCTATCTGGCGAGCTGACTCCGGACCAAGTAAGTCAGTGCCCTGTCCCAGGACAGAAGCTAATGGGACGCTCCTGTCGTGGTGTGTAACGTGTGCTTTCCACCCGACGTTATCGTAGATCACGGTGATGGATGCAGCCCTCTTGCCATTGATCAAGACGGGCATTACTTCAATCTCTGGTAGGCCCATGTTCTTCCTCCCTTGATACCTCGCTCCACTTCTCCTGCCCAAGGGCAATGAGGATTGCAGCGTAGTTAATGGTGTCGATCAACGCATCGTGAACCTCTGGTCCATACCAGTTCTCGTCCACGACAAGGCGACCCTTGTCGATCTTGCCGTTGAGTGCGTTGGAGATACGGCCTACCTTGTC